CGTTACGTGACGGCTACCGCATCTACGGCTTAATAGGAGGAATGAATAATGGCTATAAATAGAGCTAGTATTGCTAAAGAACTCCTTCCGGGCCTAAATGCTGTATTCGGAATGGAGTATGGAGAGGTGAATAATGAGTTAGAACCTCTTTATGAAATTGAAAACTCAGATCGTGCATTTGAAGAAGAAGTTCTCTTCACCAGTTTTGGCTCTGCGCCAACAAAGGGTGAGGGTGCTGCTGTTACGTATGACGATGCTCAAGAAAGCTACACAGCACGTTACACTGCTGAGACTGTGGCTTTGGCTTTTGCCGTAACTGAAGAGGCAATGGAGGATAATCTTTATGATACCTTTGCTAAACTTCGGGCTAAAGGTCTTGCCAGAGCAATGGCTAATACGAAACAGGTGAAAGCTGCAAACGTATTCAACAATGGTTTCACTGATACTATTGGCGATGGGGCTGCATTTTTCTCAACTGCACATCCAACTGTAGGCGATGGTAATCAGAGTAACTTAATTGCTGCATCTGATTTAGCTGAATCTACACTTGAAACTGCATTAACCAATGTACAGAAGATCAAAGATGATCGAGGTATTTTAATTGGTGCAAGTGCTGTTTCTCTACATATCCCTGTTGACTCATGGGCAATTGCAGACAGGATTTTATCAAGTCCCGGCAACACATCAGCAAGTGGTGGTCAGGCTGCGAATCCTAACATTAATGCAATTAATGCTGTTCGTCATTTGGGTATGTTACCTGAAGGCTATCATATCAACCGAAGGTTTACTGATACGACTTCTTGGTTTATTAAGACTGACGTACCAAACGGAACTAAAATGTTTGTACGTTCACCTCTTCAAACTAAGATGGAACCTGACTTTGATACTGGCAATCTTCGATTTAAGGCAAGGGAACGATATAGTTTCGGTGTCTCAGATTGGCGAGGCTGGGCAGGTAGTCTAGGAACGTAAGTCTAATTGTGGGAGGGTAGTTAAAGCTACTCTCTCACTACCTTAAGGAGAAACTATGACTACAAATATTAAAGTCGCACAAAATGTAAGTAGTGATGGAGCGATTATAACAGGCTTTCGTTATGTTGAGACTAATACCAGTTTAGGAGATGAAGGAACAGGTTCGAGTCCTACTCCATCAACAACCAGAGTTCTTGCCATGCATACTTATTCAACTCTTGCAGGTGAAATTGTTATTTCAGGATCAAAGCAGATTACAAATAGAACAGCTAAAGGAACAGCTATTCGATATCGTGTAGCAGCATTAGATTCTAATGATCAATATATAGGAGATATGGGAGTCGGTGTTCATGGTATTGTAAGTGTTGCGACATCTGGAACAGGAGCAATGCTTCCTACGATTACATTATATCTGGGCTAATATGGTTGCCTACTCATACCTTAAAACAGATGTTATTCAAACGTCTGAGAATGAGTCTACCGAATTTGCCAGTGCAATATCTTTCTTTGTGGATCGTACAGAATTAAGACTTCTGAAGGATCTGGATGATGTTGGACTAGACGAGTTTAGTAGTATAACTCTCAGTGTAAGTAATCCTGTTGTTAGTTTAAATGATAGAGTTCATATTATTCGTAATGTGAACTACACTACGAGTGTGTCTAGTCTTAAGACAAGCTTACTTCAAAGAACATATGAGTATGCCATTGATTTCTGGCCTTATGCCAGTGCTTCTGTAGGCACTCCCAGATACTATTCCAGAAAAACTAATTCATCTATTTATATAGTACCGACTCCTGCGTCTACTCTGACAGGAGAGATACAAACAGTTTCCAGACCATTACCCTTGTCTTCCGCTACAGGAACAAGTGTAACTACTGAGAATTATTTTAGTAATTATTGTTATGATGCTCTCTTTGCAGGATGTATGGTGGAAGCTACTATGTTTATGAAAGATTGGAATACACTTCCAGTATGGCAGACACAGTATCAAACAGCTATAGGAGCATTACGTAATCAGGCTAGAAGGACCAGACAGGATGATATGGAAGTTGCAGCTTCTCCTGCTGGTGGTCCCGATACCATAACACAGGGAGCAAGTTAATGGCGAAAAAACTAAAGAGAAAAGCTCTAGACCCTAACAAGGGAGAGTTGGCAATAGTAAAAAGACAGTTTGCAGGTAGAATAGCAAAGGGTATTAAAAAACAAATGCTTGATCCTCTTAAAGAAAAAGCTGCAAAGAGGACAGCTACAGCAGCATCTGTATCAAAAGTACAACAAGATGGTATCATTAGAAGGTTTGCCAGAGATCATGGTAAGGCCGCTGCTATTAAAAAATATGGAGCGGATAGGGTAGCCAAAGTTTCAATATCTACAAAAAGAATAGGAAAGCCTCGTACAATACCAAGACATGGTGAAGGAGAATTTGGAATTACTGGATCATACCAATCAGGACAACCAAGATTGTTACCAGATGATAGTTGGGTAGTTAGAGGAGGAACGGCTGGAGGAAGAAAGTCTGGTGGTAAAGTTATTACCTATAAAATGACAGGTGGTCAGGTAGTAGCTCATGGATATGATTGATGGGCCTTCTTAAAAAACTTGCTCCTGTTGGAGGAGGAGTTGCATTAGCCGCTGCTACAAGAGAACCAGTACGAGAAGCTTTAGAAGGGGTTCCATTAGCAGCAGTTGGGGCAGGTATGGTAGCAAAGGATTTTGTTGCTCCTAAAGTTCTTTCAAATGTTTTAAAAAGAGTAAAAGGAAAGTTAGCTAAAAAAGCTTTAACATTACCTGCTAAAGCTATTCCCGGTGTTGGTTGGGGAATGGCACTTTTTGATGTTCTTGATATAGGTAATGAATTTTCATTTTTAGCAAGTGATGCTCAAGCACGTAAAGCTGGTTTTAAGGGAGGTGCAAAACAAGCAAGATCTCAAGTTGGTTCTTTGTTAGCAGAAGAAATACCGAAATGGCATAAAGGAATACAGAAAAGAACTTCAGAAAGAGCTAAAAAACAAAGAGGAAAATATCGAAGTCCTCTTTTTAAAAATGTTAAACGTAAGAAGAAGCGTAAAGAAGGCGGTAGAGTGGGCAAACCTAGAGGTGTAGGTGCTGCATTAAGAGGATATGGAAGAGCTATGAAAAATGGTTAACAGAGCAAGCATAAGGCAACAGATTATGAAACCGGGAAATAAAAGATGGATACAAAAAGCTAAAATAAAAAAGGGTGCTTTAAGAAAACAGTTGGGAGTTAAAAAAGGGAAGAAGATTTCAATGGCTCAATTAAATAAGGCATCCAAGAGTAGTAATCCTACGACTAGACGTAGAGCTAATTTAGCAAAGACTTTTAAAAGAATGAAAAGGAAAACATAAAATGGGAATAAGAGTTTTACCAACAGATCCAGCAACACTACTTAAGATGTACAAGAAAGATCATGCTAAATGGAAAAGAAATGAACCAAAGAGGTCTGGGTATAATCTTAAATCAAAACCTAAAGAAAAAAAACCTTTAGTAAAAACTATAAGTTTATCATCTGGTGGACAAATAGGAAACTTTAATGGTGATGAGTTTGTTTCATCATATTATGAATTAATAGAATAGGAGATTTTAAAATGGGATTAGGACCGCATACATTATTACAACGTCCACCTGATCTGGACAAGATACTTGGCAAACCTACAGGACAGGGATATGGTGCTGCCAGAAAAGGACCGTCAATAGTTGGCAAACCACAGGATGTTGTTGTTGATGAAGCCTATCCTCAAGGAAAGTCTTTTGAAATAGCTCCTACTGGTAAAGTTGATACTTACGGGGAGGCTTAATTATGGTACAGATGGTAAGTAAACTAAAGAAAAAAATTATTAGTAGTGGTCCTATGCCTCATGGTAGGGGTAAACTTAAGAAACCAAAATCAGGGACTTCAGTAAGAAAATTACTACCTTATAAGTATAAAAAACCTCTAGTAAAAAAACAGTTTGCAGGTAGAATAGCACGAGATATTAAAAAACGAGTACTTACTCCCCTTAAAGAAGCTGCACTAAAAAAAGCTACAGCAGCCTCTGCTAGTCAAGCAGGGAAAAAGGCCAGAGTAAAAGGTATAGCTAAAACAAAATCTGCTCAAATAGAGAAGGCTTATACTCAACGTCTGGGAAAACTTCAGCGTGAGAGATCTAAAATAAATGCTGCACTAGCACAACCAAATAGGGTAACTGGGAAAGTCAAGTCTCAGAAAGGGGCTTCAAGAGGAATAAAAGAGAGAATTTCTTCTGCTCCTGAAAAAAAACATTTAAAAGAACAATTAAAAAGAATAGATGAGCAAATTATGTATATGAAACGACATACAGGCACAGGAACGGGAAGTGCTACTTCTGGTATGCCAAGATCTGGTGTAGGAAGTACTCAACTTGTAGGAAGTGGTAGAGTCCCTCGTGCTAGAGTAGAACAAAAAGGAGGAGGAGCAGTTATGAAAAGTCCTATTATTAAAAAACAGGCGGCTGGTTATCTAGCAAGTGCTGCTAGAAAGAAGATTCTTGAACAAACAAAAGCAGCACAATTAGCAGTAAAAGAGGCTCAGAAAAAGGCCAGAGCAGCGGCTAAGGAAAAAGCAAGGATTGCTGCTAAGAGGAAAGCTCAGAGAGAAGCAAATAAAGCAAAAAAAGCAGCTTTAGCTGAACAAAATAGATTAGCTGCTAAAAGAACAAAAGCAGGTAAAGCTGGTCTTATAACTCTTGGAACAGCAGGAACTGCTACTCTTGCTGGAAAAGCAGTATATGATGTATCAAAAGAACCAAAAACAGCAAGCGCAAAACCAAAACAACCTAAAAAAATGACATATGAGCCTAAAGGATTTAAAAAGAGTATTAATGGAATGATGGCTCCCCGTAAATCTAAGTCTTACTCGATTAAGAGTGGCGATACTCTTTCACAGATTGCTAAAAGACAGGGAACTACACTTAAAGCTTTACTAGCAGCCAATCCAAGTATAAAAAATCCTAATAAAATAAGGGTAGGGCAGAAAATTAAAATGAGTGCGCCTGTAAAGGGACGTAAATCAGTTTATCAGGGAATGTCTAAGTCACGAATGGCAAGTATGGCTATGCCTAAGAAGAGAGCAACAGGAGGAAAAGTAGTGAAAAAACAAGCAGGAGGTAGAATGAGCAGAGTAGGACTTTCACCAGCAGAAATGGCAAGGGCTGGTACAATGTCTGAAGCTAGACGTAGAAAGTTTATGCAACATGGAGGTAAACTAAAAATTAAAAAAATTCCTGAACATAAACCTCGAAAGAAATTAGATAAGCCTTATAGAAAACGATCTGCTGATCCAGTTGTAAGGCAACATGGCGGTAAAATAAAAGGTCCAGTAAAAATAACAAAATATCCTGAACATAAACCTCGAAAGAACTATGGTAAAAAAAGAATAGGAAGATCTAAAGAGCCAGTTGTAAGGAAAAGCGGTGGTACTCTACTTGTAGCTTCTTTATATGACTAAAGAAAAGGTTGACGATTATACTAAGATAGATTATAGTATTCCTAAACCTAAAGAAAAGGACTATGAAATTTGGAATGAGTATTTTCAAGCTCTTTGTAATTACATACACTTAAAATTTAGAGATACTTATGGCAGTAAGGAGAAGTAAGTGGCACAAAGAAAAGGTAATATGAAGGGCATGACTATTAAGGGAGGTCACAAGCGTCCTACTAAAGCAGGTGCAGGTCTTACCAAGAAGGGAGTAGCTAAATACCGTAGGCAAAACCCCGGATCTAAATTAAAGACTGCTGTAACTGAAAAGAAACCTACTGGTAAAAGAGCATCAAGACGTAAAAGTTATTGTGCCAGATCAGCAGGACAAATGAAGAAGTTTCCAAAAGCCGCCAAGAATCCAAAGAGTAGACTTAGACAGGCTAGAAAAAGATGGAGATGTTAAAGAAGAAGAAATGATAAAATGTAGAAATTGTGGACATGGTTCTCATTGTGGAATACCATTAATTAAAAATTTGACAGGGTATGCTGAAATAGAACAGATAGAAATATGTAAATTATGTCGTTGTGAAAAATGTATAAAGATATAAATAGAGTAGTTCGTAAAAAGAAGAAATGACAACCTGTAAGAATTGTGGTCATTCTTCTCATTGCGGTATTCCTCTAATAAAAGATGTTAGAACACATGCTGAACTTAATGATGGACATAGTGAAACAGAACAAATAGAAGTATGTAAGAAGTGTTGTTGTAAAAAATGTATGGGAGTATAATATGATTGATTTGAAACATTTAAAAGATGTAAAATTAAATTACATTAAGCATCTCAGATTTACATGGTTTGAAAGTATCAGAGGAATGTTGGTAATGATAGGATTAATAATACATGGCGTATTTCCTTTTATTCTTACCAATATGTTTTCCTCCTATATTGAAAATGCTGATAAAAGAATTAAAGAAATTGGTACATAGAGAAAGTGGAAACTATAAGTCATATTTGCATACACTGCGAACACACCTGTCATTGCGATATGATGTGTTCTTTTCATGATGGAAATAAAGTATGTAAATGTGATGAATGTAATTGCAGACCCTCTGATTGGGGCGCACCTACAGAATATATGGAATAGGAAGGGATAGAATGGCTGTATCAGGCACATATAACTTTAATCTGGACATAGATGAAGTCATTCAAGAAGCTACCGAAATGATTGGTGGTGAGGATACGCTTGGACATACGCCAGAATCTGCCAGACGTTCTATTAATCTGATGTTAAAGGATTGGCAAAACAGAGGCATTCTTCTCTGGAGTACAAGTACTACGGCTGTTACAGTAGCTGCTTCCGTAGCAGAATATTCTTTAAGTAGTTCTACAATTAATGTTATGGAAGCTACAACCCGTAGAGATAATACAGATATTAAAATTACCAGAATTACTCCTGAAGAATACTTACTTATCCCGGCAAAAACTCAAACAGGAAGAGCTTCCCAGTATAGTATCAGGAGAGGAAGAGATAATCCTGTTATGTCTATATGGCCTATACCAGAAAATTCTACCGATATTCTCAGGATGGAAATTGTAAGTGAATTAGAAGATGTGAATAGATCTGCTATACAGAATGCGGATGCTCCTAAAAGATTTCTACCTGCACTTACTTGTGGTCTGTCTTATTACTTATCTATGAAAAGACCGCTTGTACCAGATACTAAAATTGCAATGTTAAAGGCAAACTATGAGGAGATATTAGGAAGGGCAATGGAAGAAGACAGAGAAAGAGCTAGTAT